GGAGATGTGTATAAGAGACAGGTCCGTTCCCGCTCCGAAGTGGACAAGTCCCTTCTCGACACCCGCAAGGCCAATGAGCGCGCCGCCTTCCGTCTTCGCACGGACGAAGGCTTCATGCGCGGCCTCTCCCGGTCTGTCCTCAAGAAGGTCCTCTACGGCGACAGCAACCTCGAAAGCCGCGACCCGAACGGCATTCTCAACATCGTCACGCTTCAGAACGAAGCGTTTGCCGATCGAATCATCGATGCCAAGGGTACGACCGAAAACAAGCAGACGGACATCCTTCTGATCAACTGGGATCCTGCTTCGACGTATCTTTTCTATCCGGAGAACGGTTCCAACGCTGGTCTCTCTGTGGAGAACATGGGCGAACAGTACGCGTTTGACGCCAACGGCAAGCGCTTCCGTGCAGAAATTACGGAATTTGCTTGGGATATTGGCGTTGCCATGTACGATCCGCAGCGCGTCGTCCGCATCGCCAACATCGACTCCACGAAGCTGACGAAGAAGAACACGACGGGTCCGGACCTTCTCGATCTGATGATCGATGCTCTTGAGCGCTTGCCCGACGAGCAGCAGGGTCGTGTCGCCTTCTACATGAACGACAACACCCGTAGCTTCCTGGCTCGCCAGATCCTGAACAAGGACAACGTTCTTCTTTCTCAGGATGAGGTCGCGGGTCGCAAGTGCATGACGTTCCGCGGCGTGCCGATTCATCGACTTGGGACGGACATCATGCCTAACACGGGCAAGATTCTCAACTAAGGAGAGGAAAGATGATGGATATTAAGCTCGCGTTCTGCGAGAAGAAGGCGGCTACCACTGCTATCACTTCTGATGTGATCGATTTCTTTCAGAAGGCTCCGACGACCGGTCTGAATGATCGACCGCTCTATGTGGTCTGCAAGTTCCCGACGGCTCTTGTGGGCACCTCTATCGTCATCGCGATCGAGGACTCCGACGACAACAGCTCGTTCAAGCCGGTAGTTCAGACCGGTGCGCTTGCACCGGCTGACACGACGAAGGGTCTTGCTCTTCCGATGCCGGTCAAGCATCGCCGTTACGTTCGTCTCAAGACGACGCCGACCTCCATTACGGGCGGCACGATGACGGCGTATCTGAGCGACGTGATCGAGGTCCCGACGACGTACAAGGTCGAGGGCATTGAGTTCCTGCCGGGCGCAGCCGCCTGACGCATGAACAGCTGAAAATTCTTTCAGGAGGCGGGGCGGACAAACGTCCCGCTTTTTCTTTATGGCTACTGCTGTTGACATCTGCAATCTTGCGCTCGGCATGCTTGGCGACTCTGGTGATGTGACATCCATCACGCCGCCGGACGGATCGCCACAGGCCGGCCACTGCGCTCGATGGTATCCGCTTGCTCTGCGCAAGCTCTATGAGGAGCACGATTGGTCTTTTGCGATTCGGCGCTCACGAGGCGTCGAGCTCTCGAACGTTGACGAGGATCTCTATGAGTGGAAGCATGGCTATCTCCTGCCGTCCGACTGCGTGCGTCTGCTTCGCGTGTCCGAAGTCGGCAAGGAAGGGCTGCCGCTTGACTTCGAGGTTGAGCTCTATGAGTCGAACTCGGGCCGTGCTGTCTTCACGAATGCGAAGAACGTCGTGCTGACCTACGTTTCCTATGTGGACACGGCAACGGTCTTCCCGACCTACTTTGTGCAGGCTCTGGTGATCCTTCTGGCTTCTTTTCTCGTTGGCCCCGTAAAGCGCTCGGACAGCTCGAGCGACGCGGCCAGTCGTCTCCTGCAGCAGTATGAGGCTGCGCTTTCTCGAGCCAAAACGGTAGATTCGAAGATGTCTGTTCATCGTCGTCGCGATGAGTGGCCATTGCCGTCCGGCTTGCGTGCGAGGGTAATCTGATGGCAATCCGAAACTATCAACGTGCCTTCAACGGTGGTGAAGTAAGTCCGTCGATGTTCGCCCGCATCGATGACGGCAAGTATCAGACCGGTCTGGCACAGTGTAAGAACTTCCTGATCGAGCCGCAGGGGCCGATCGTGATGCGTCCGGGCTTCAAGTATGTCAATCACACGAAGCACGCGGGCAAGAAGGCCAGGCTCATCCCGTTCAACTTTTCGATCTCGCAGACGATGGTGCTCGAGTTCGGCGAGAGGTATGTCCGCTTTCATACGCAAGGGCAGACCGTGCTGGGCAACAATGGACAACCGTATGAGATCGAGACGCCGTACCTCGAGGCCGACCTCTTCGACATTCACTATGTCCAGTCGGCCGACGTGATGACACTGGTGCATCCGAACTATCCGCCGAAGGAATTGCGGCGCTACGGGGCCACGGACTGGCGTTTGGTTGACATCAGGTTCGGATCGTCCTTGTCTGCACCTACTGGCCTGTCTGCATCTCAGACAATCAACAAGGACGTGACGAATCCGACCGACTACAAGAGAACCTACGCCGTGACGGCATTGCTTGCTGACGGGACCGAGGAGTCGGTTCGATCCTCGTCTGTGACGATTGATTGCAATCCGTATGGCGACGGTTCGTACAACACGATCAAGTGGAATGCCGTGGTGGGTGCAGGCCTCTATCGCGTCTATCGAGATCAGGGCGGCGTATGGGCGTATGTCGGCCAGACCGACACGACGCAGATCATCGATGAGAACATCACGCCTGACGCATCCATTACGCCTCCGCACTACGACGACGCCTTCTATTCATCCAAGGGCATCACGTCCGTCAGAGTGAACAATGGCGGAAGTGGGTATTTAGCTGACCGTCGCGGGATTGACGTCTCGCAGTGGTCGCTGAAGGATGGAGGCGATTTTGGCAAAAATGGAAAGCTGAAAATCGAAAGTGTCGATCGCTTCGCTACGATTGAGTGCAGAGTCTATGATGAAACTGGTGCCGGGACTGGAGCGACGGTTACGCCTATCATCAAAGAGACGAAAGTCAAGGACAGAACGGATTCTTTCGGGGACGGGAACTACAATGAGTTCACAAACTGCATTTCGGAGATCACAGGGTTTACCGTGACAAACCCGGGGAGCGGGTATTCAAGTCCGCGCATAGAACTCAAATACAGCTTTATTGCTAAGTACACTCAGTACAGAACATCGAAGGCTATTTACTCTGTAGGCGTCGAGGCCAACTCTTTACGCATCGTCGTTTCAGATTCCACGGGGTTTGGGGCCGACCTTGTCCCCGGTGTGGAGAATGGCCGGATCGTTTCAGTCACAATCCGTTCTGGTGGTCAGAACTATTCGTCGCCAAGCTTGTCTGTCGTCTCCACAACAGGCAGTGGCGCGTCGCTTTCTGCCAATGTCGGTCAGGCTCCTGATTACCCGGGTGCAGTCTCATACTTTGAACAGCGCAGGTGGTTTGGCGGAACTCAGAATCGGCCGAACAACTTGTGGGCCACGCGTCCGGGTACGGAGGCCGATATGTCCTTCTCTCTGCCGTCGCAGTCTGATGACCGCATTGCCGTCCGAGTGGCGGCCCGTGAGGCGAATAGGATTCTGCACATCGTTCCACTCGCCCAACTGATGCTCATGACGGGCGCTGCCGAGTGGCGCGTGTCCCCTCTCAACTCAGACGCCATTACGCCTGAGTCAATGTCTGTCAGGCCTCAGTCCTATGTTGGCGCTTCGAACGTACAGCCGCTCGTCATTGGGTCGAGCATGATCTACGGCGCGGGCCGTGGCGGGCATCTTCGTGAGCTAGGGTACAACTACGAGGCAGGTGGCTACATCTCAGGCGATGTGTGCCTTCGCGCTCCGCACCTCTTTGACAACCTGACGATTGTCGACCTGGCCTACTCAAAAGCCCCGTCTCCCGTGGTCTGGGCGGTCTCTTCGTCTGGAAAGATGATCGCAATGACATACGTTCCGGAACAGCAGGTCGGCGGCTTCTCTACCGTCGAGACCAAGGGGGCAATTGAGTCGGTTTGCGTCGTGGCCGAGGGTGACGAGGACATTGTCTACGTGGAAGTCTTGCGAACTGTCAACGGGCAGACTGTTCGATTTGTCGAACGCATGACCGAACGCCAGTACACGGATCTCAAGGAGTGCGTCTACGTTGACTGTGCCGGCACGTATCGCGGCGAGGCTAAGACGGAGATCACAGGGCTCACGTGGCTCGAGGGTGAGACTGTCAGCATCCTTGCCGACGGTGCTGTGGAGCCTCAACAGGTTGTCAAGGACGGGAAGATCACGCTTACCTACCCTGCAGAGATCGTTCACGTCGGCCTTCCGTTCACGGCGGACATGAAGACGCTGCCGGTGGCTATGGCGCTTCAGGATGGCTCCTACGGGTCAGGCCACAAGAAGAACGTTCGCGAGGTCTTCTTCCGCGTGGTCAATTCGTCGGGCACTCAGGCGGGTCCGTCGTTCGACAAGCTCTCTGAATACCCGTCTCGTTCGACAGAGTTCGCAGGCAACGTTCCCGATCCGATTACCGACGAGATAGGCTTCCAGATTCAGCCGCAGTGGTCTCAGAGCGGGCAAGTCTGTGTTCGGCAGAAATACCCATTACCACTGAGGATCGTAAGCATGACGACGGTGCTCGAGCTCTCGTGATCGTGCGCGTGTAGGTAGATAGGCCCTCTAAGGTGTAGGCATCTTAGAGGGTTTTTCTATGTCTGCTACTCCTGCTCAATTCGGGTACGGGATGCTCATCACGCAGGGCATCGCGAACACCATTACGGCGCTCGGTTCCTTCGGCATTTCAAAGCATTCGAACGCGGCCGCTCAGGCTCAGGCCAACATTGCCCGCATCAATGCGCAGATGATGGAGCGCCAGTATCAAGCAACTCTGCGTGCGTCCGAGAAGGCGATTGTGTCGAAAACGATGGCTGCCGGGCAGGTCAAGTCTGCTCAGCGTGCGGCGCTGGCCGCAAACGGCATCGCAGTCGGCGAGGGAAGCGCTGCCGAGATGCAGGCGTCCACTGACATCGTCAAGGAGATGGATGTCAATCAGATCAAGTCGAATGCCTTGTCTGAGGCGTTGGGCTATCGGTGGAAGGGCGTCGGCTACGAAGCTCAGGCGCTTCAGGCCGAGGCGCAGAAGGTCAACAAGTGGGACCAGTTCGGTACGACGCTGTTGGGCGGTGCCTCTCAGGTTGCCAGCAACTACATGCTCATGAGTGCTTCCGGGATGTTTAACACGAACAAAAGCAGTGGCGGATGGAACTACCCGGACATTGCGTCCAGCTACAAAAAGACGATGATCGGAGGGTACTAAATGCCGATGGTTCCGACTTTTCAGGGTGGCCTGCCTCAAGTGCAGGACTCGGGTAACTCTGGGTTTTCGCCTATCAGCGTCCCCCAAGATCGCACGGACTATGACGCCGTGATGAAGAAGGCACTCATGCCTGTGCAGGAGTGGGCCAACTCTGCGGTCAAGGCGCTCGACGTTCAGCGCGCCCGTGTCATCAAGGCCGAAAGCGACGATGCCGAGCGCGAGGTGATGAGTGCGATCGATGCGCATCTCAACAATCCAGAGACCGGCTATCTCACCAAGATGGGCCGCAATGCCATGGATGGCTACCAGCCTGCAATGGAGGCGATGACTCGTGACGTCAACGAGATTGTTGGCAAGCTGTCTCCGCAGGCTCGAGAGGCAGTCCAGTCTCGCGTCTATGACCGCATGCAGTCTGCTCAAAGTCAGGCTCAGCGGTGGAACGCAAGCCAGACGAGACACTACCAGATGCAGTCGTCCTCGTCCAAGGTCGAGGCTTTGCAGGCGGACGCTGCGAATCACTACGCGGATCCCGAGTATCTTGCGAAGTCGGCGGCCTCTGTCGACATGGAGCTCGACTACCAGGCTCAATTGATGGGCTGGGACGCCGAGACCTTGGCAAACCAGAAGCGTGCGCACATGGATCAGCTGCAGGCAAATCGCTTTTCGGCGTGGGCTCAGGATGATCCTGTAAGTGCTTTTGAGGCGTTGAGGTCAGCTCCAGAAGATTCAATGAGTGCGGACATCCGTCGAAAGCTTGACGACTCTCTTTGGCGTCAGTCAAAAGGGTTGCTCGCAGTTGAGTTGGCGGCAAAGCATCCTCTTACTGGAGACAAGGATGAGCTATGGCGGGCAATTAATTCGGAAAAGACTGGTCTCCCGCTTATTGATGGCCTTTCTCGAGCTCGTCGTGCAGAGCTCTTCACGTCGGTCTGGACGAAGCAAAAGGAGGCTCAATCCGAGTGGCGTCAAGATCTTGCGCTCCGCGAGAAGAACAGTCTTGCGCTTATTGGTGAGACTGGAGTGGATGCAGATATGTTGAGTCTAGAGCAGTATGTTGAGGCGTATGGGGAACCTGAAGGTAAGCGTCGCTATGACCTCTATGAGTCGACCGCCGAGACAGTTGCTGCTATGCATGGATTTCGCAAGATGCCTGTCGATGCAATGAATGCTGTCATTGAAGCTTCGGCTCCTGTCCGCGGTAGCGATGACTATGCTGGCCAGGTAAAGCGTCGCGACGCCCTTATTAAAGCTAGAGACGAAATCACGAAGTCGAGAAAGAACGATCCGATTGCGTATGCGATATCCACCGGTGACTATGACACCAAGGGGATTGATTTTGATGACCTCAATTCGATCGTTGGCCAAGTGACGAAGCGTGCTCAGAATGCTGACTCTATGGCAACAGATTATGGGACGAAAGCAAGGATCTTCAGTTCCGAGGAGGTGTCTCGACTCAAAACGAAGATTGACGGTTTGGGGGCGAGAGACAAGGCTGCCTTTTTGGGGCAGATTGCTGACGCCGCTGGTGAGGCAGGTGTGGGCATTGTGATGCGCCAATTAGGTAACGAATATGCAACGGGATTTTTGCTTTCTGCTGATCCATCAATGCGTGCCAATGGCGTTCCAGAAAACTACTTCCTTGGAAAATCGGGTATTGCCGAAAAGCAGACGAAGGTCGGCATTGTGACTTCGCCTAGCACAGGTATTCCGCTCAAGGTCGAGGCATTGAATGGTCTTATTGACAATCCCGTAGTGCGCGAAAAAGTGGTCGATTCAATCACAGCGGTGGCGGCTGGGAAGGTCATGAACGGAACGAGTTCTGGAGAAGCAATGACGCAGGCGATGATGGAAATCGTCGGAGACATTCAGGAGCACAACGGCTACAAGGTCGCGCTCAAGGGCGGCGTTCGTCTGAGTGATCTGGAGAGTGCTGTGCGAAGCAATGTCCGCAATTTCGAGCGCCTCAAGGGCGTCGTGGCAAAGCTCCCGGACGGCACGCCGTTGACGGGGCAGGAGGTTGCCAAGATCCTGCCAGCCGCACGTCTGAGGTTGTCGACGACCGGTGTCGACAACGACTTTGATGTCATCATGGCCAATGGTCAGAAGCTCATTCAGGCCGACGGCTCTCCCTTCACCATTCGCGTTGTGAGCTTTGCAAAATGATTTTTCTGAGAGAGTATTCGGAGGAGCTCCCGACCGCTCCGGTCACATCGCCCGTTCCGCAGGTGACGGTTGAGCCTGTGGAACAGGAGCCGAGCTGGTACACAGGTATGGGCGACGCCATCTGGCAGGGCGCATACGCAGCCTACCTTGAAAACCAGTCTGCGCTGAAGGGTGTCGTTTCGTCTGCGGGCTTTGGCGACGATGAGTACCGCGCGTGGCTTGACGCGACGGCTGCCGAGAACCGTCGCCTCGTTCGCGACGAGTACACGCCCGATCCAGAGAAAACGAGCGTGGCCGCTCAGGTCCTCTACGGCGTCTCGAACGGTCTGGCGAAGTACGGTATGGCCGCCGCCGTTGGTGCGGCTGCGGGGCCTGCCTCGATCGCTGTGACACCTGTTGTCTTCGGTGCTTCTGTTGGCATCAATGAGACGCAAAAGCTCAAGGACGAGGGCGTTGACGATGAGACTGCGACGAAGGCCGGCATGGTCTCTGGCGCGATGAACGCTTTTTGGGGCGGTGTGCCTGGTGCGTTCGGGCGAAGCATCAAGGCAAAGGTATTGACCGGTGCGAGCCTCGGTGCTTTCACGTCCTATAACGAGATGGGCGCGATTAAAACCGTTCTCGAGAATGCTGACTATTCCAAGCTTGCGTTGAAGTACGATCCGACGGATCCCGTCGGGATGGGCGTCAATGCGCTCGTTGGTGGCCTCATGGGGCCCGTGTCGGCAGGTGCGTCGTGGAAGACTCGCGGCTCGAAGACGGCGAAGCCCGCAGAGGCGGATGCGCCGGAGTTGACAGATGTGGACGTCGAGGATGCTGCACGCTACCGGGCGACGCAGATTGCTGCAGAGGCGAACCTCCCGGTCGATCACGGCAATGCGGAGCAGGTGCGTGAGGCGCATCAGGCCGAGGCGACCGCGCGCGAACAGATTGACGCGGGCAAGACCGTCCGCGTGAGTGAGAAGGCCGTGGATCCTGAGGTGATTCAGGAGATTCGCGAGAAGTCTCTGGCGAAGTTGGCCGCGCAGTCAAAGCATGACGGCGCGATCCTGCAGAACCGCGACCGCTCCTCGAAGGAAAGCGTTGCGCAGATGCGAGGGATTGCCGCGCACCCCGACTACCTTCGCGTCTCGATCAGCAACAGTCTGTCCGACGGCGCGCCCGTCGTGACGGATTGGGCGGATATCCCCGACATTCAACGCGGCACTGCTGTGACGCTTGTGGACGGCACTGGCGCGCGCTACGACAGTCAGTACGTCGTGGTGGATGCCGACATGGTCATCACGTCCAACGACATCAACGGACAACCGAACAACCTGTACGGCGTCGAGGGCGTGGATGCGGCTTATGCCGTTGCTGGTAATGGGCGCGTGACGGCGCTCAATCACGCGTATGACCTTGGCACGGCAGATACGTACAAGAAAGAGCTAATGCTGGACGCGGCACGACATGGCGTGGATCCTGATGTCATTGCGGAGATGCAGAAGCCGATCCTTGTGCGCGTGGTCGACAAGGAAAAGCTACCCGTCGACATTGCCGATAGGACAAACACCCGTACGACTGCCGAGATGAGCATGGTCGAACAGGCAATCAATGATGCGCAACGCATCGACCTGGCATCGCTCAAGTTCACAGAGGACGGAAACGTTTCTCTCGATACGATCTCTCAGTTCGTGCAGCTCATGCCCGCATCTGAGCGCAATCGGTTGGTCGTCAACGGCGTTCCAACGGCAGAAGCAAATGCGCGTTTGGACGCTGCGATTTTTCAGTCTGTGTACAAGACACCTGGCTTGACAGGGCTTCTGGATGCAGGCAAGGCTCCAGCCGGAGTGTCGACCATGTTGCGCGCCTATCGAGCGCTCGCGCCTAAGTTACTCGATCTTGATGGCACTGGCGACCTTGACGTTCGTACCGCCATGGCTGAGGTGCTCAATGAGTTCGTTTCCACACGTGCAAACGGACAGAAGCTGTCCGTGTCAGAGCTTGCCGCTCAGAAGACGACTACACGGTCTCCGATGGCGCAGGCCTACCTCGACTACTTTGCGAAGGTCGACAAGGAGGGCGGAGGTTACAAGCGGATTGTGGATGACATCTCGTCCAGCGCAGTCTTGATCCGGAAGAGCCGCGCGATGGCCGAGGCCGACGCTGCGTCTGGCGGCACCTCGATGTTTGGCGACGTAACGACGCTCTCTCAGCTTGATGTGATGCGAGACTTCTCACACCGAACAGGGGTTGAAATCGACGAGGGGCAATTCATCAAGACGGATAGCCTTGCAGGAGCTGTTCAGTTTGAGGCCGAACGGCGTGGGCAAGCTTTGCGAGATGCCATTGACTATGCGATGCGCAAGGAAGGTATGGCTCCTATTTCAGCTCCGAAGCCTTTCAAGTTAGTTGAAGTTGGGCGTGATGGAGATAAAGTTCATCGCGTTTTTGGCCTCGATGGGAAGCCCGATCTTATGGTGATGCCCGAGGGGGTTGATGGTGTTTTGCCGCTTCCGGTACGACTGCAGGAAGGTACGCTTAACGGCGACCACATTCGCAAGCACGAGAAGGAGCTTCAACAGGCTGGTTATTCAAATGTTGAACACGCACTTTACGATGTTGTGAGGAATTGGGCGTGGGTGTCCAAAGGAACGAAGGCTGACAGTTTGCGCATTGTTCGTCCCATTGTTGTTGATGAGAAAGGGCGACTGACCCGTGCTGTAATTCAGGTTGAGTTTCAGAAGGTGGCGGGGGTTTATCGTGTTGGTTCAGTGTTCTATAGCAAGCAACCTATAGAAAAAGAAACCCTGTTGCTTGATCGTCAGACTCACGACCGTGGCCTCCTCTCGTTACACAAAGGGCAACCTCAGGACTGGCATCCACCCGCGACTTCAGTCGGCAGCAACAGGGATTCAGGAGCTACGATAGCTGATCGTCAGGCTCACGACCGTGGCCACACCTCAAAGGATGTCTGGCACCCACTCTCGCCTTCAGTAGAAACTACCGCATCTCTTGATAAAAGTATCGGTCAGGATCTTGGTAATGTCAAGACTTTTAAAGCCCTTGCTGATGCAGAAAAACGAGCCAAAGACTCAGCAATCGTGAAAGAGAGCATGGCAAAAATTCGTGACTCCGAAAACGATGCTGAACTCAAGCAGTTGACTCGTCAGGCCCTGATTGCTCTTGACGACTCGCCGGATATGGCGATTCCGCTTGTGGACGAAAACGGAAACCCTGCCGCGATTAGCGCTGCCGAGCTGATCGCTCGTGAAGATGCTCGAGCGGCTGAGCTTGAGAAGATTGCGATTGATGGTGTTGCTACCGCCGTCGCGTGTGCCTTGGTAAACAATGGGATTTAAAAATGGCGGACTTTCGTAAAAAGCAGATGCGCAAAGAGTGCGTCGAACGCGTACAACTTTCTCTCGGGAAAAAGATTACGCCAACAGAAGCATCAGATTTGTTGGCACAGGTGCGGGCGAGAATGGCGGCGCTTCGTCTTAAGGATCCGGTGGCTTGGGATGCTATGTCTAAACAGGCGCGAGTAGATATGGCTGTCAAGGAAATCCAAGAGGCGATGATGGCAGAGGCGTTGAAGATCAAACAGCGTGCTCGCTTAACTGTGCTCGCGCAGGCCCGCGTTGAGAAGAGCATGGCCACTGCACGCAAGCGTGGCTACCACGGCTACTCGGCGGGTATGCAGGTCCTGCAGGAGGTCGATCGCTATGTGCAGGCGACTCAGGCCGAGATCGCCTCGGACTTCCTTGTCGAGCTCGAGGGCCTTCAAAAGGGGATCCTCGGGATCATGGAAGACAGGGATTTCGCCCGCGATGTCGTGCGCGAAGTCTATGGCGTGAACACGGGGTCTGACCTCGCGAAGGGCGTGGCCGAAAAGTGGAACAAGCTCTCTGATGCGGCGGTCGACCGCTTCAATGCCGCCGGCGGCAATCTGGGCAAGCTCGAGCACTACGTGCCGCAGACACACGACGATGCGCGCATGAGACAGGCTGCAGAGATCCTCAAGGGTGATTCTGCCTTTCAGCGCTTCCAACATGAATTTGGCTACACGGCAAACGGCGTGAACCCATACGGCGACAATCAACGGGCGTGGGTGGCGTATGTCTTTGAGCGCATCGACAAGAGTCGCTACGTCGATCTCAATGGCGAGCAGATGACCGACGAGGACATCGTGCGAATGCTTCTGAAGGCGTATGACACGATTGTTCAGAACGGCGCGGAAAACTTCGAGCTTTCGTCTGTTGCTGGTGAGGGCTTCGGCGGCGGCGCTAGCAGGGCTAACCGTGGCGATCTTCACAGGTCAATCCACTTCAAGGACGCCGAGGCTTTCATCGAGTATCAGGAGATGTTCGGCCACGGTCCGTTCTTCGGAAATATGCTCGGGAGCCTGCGCCGCACGGCAAAGGATGCCGCGCTGCTAGAGATGATGGGGCCGAACCCCAACAACATGAACCAAGGCATCAAGCGCATGTGTCAGGCCGAAGCGGACCAGATGAACGGCAAAATGCAGGGTGTCCTTGCGCCGCTCAAGGCGAAGCGAATCGGCGTGTCTAAACACTACTACGACTCTGCCTGGTCGGTCCTGAATGGTGAGGCCGCCTCTGTCAGGCCTGACCGACAGTTCGTTGCCGGTCTCATGGGCGGCGCTCGAAACCTCGAGGTTGTCGGCAAACTGCAGAGCACGTTCATCAACTCTCTGCCCGACATTGCCACATACTTTGTCGCCTCTGGGTTGCACAAGGTCCCGGTGCTGAGGGCGACGGCAAACCTCTGTCAGGCGTGGGGCAGCGAGTCCAAGGACATCGCGCGCCGCGCGGGCCTGATGGCCGACGCCCTTGCGTCGAATCTCGATCGCTTTGGGCAGAACAATGTCGGTCAGGGTTGGACGGGTATGCTCGCCAACGCGATGATGAAGTTCTCCCTGTTGGACCAGTGGACTAACGGGGTTCGACAGGCGTCCATGATTAACATGATGGGCGTCATGTCCAACGTGTCCGCGTGGGACTGGAACATACTCGAGCCCTTCCAAAAGAGACAGTTGGAGCGCCTCGGTGTGACTGAGCGTGATTGGAAGCTGTGGCAGGCCGCCAAGCCGTATAAGGCACACAATGGCGCGCGGGTTCTCACGAGACAGGACATCCGAGAGGTCGACCTCGACACGCTGAACGGCATCAACCCAGATCCGGACAGTCTTGATCCGCAGATCGATGCCCCGTACACCCAAAGGGACGTCGATCACGCGGTTTCGACCTACGTCGCCTTCCTGCGCGATGAGTCCGGTCTGGCCTCGCTTGCTCCCGACCTGAGGACGAGGGCTCTCTCCAACATCGCGGGCGAACGAGGCACGCTCGGCGGTGAAATCATGCGCTCGTTCCTGCTCTTCAAGAGTTTCCCGATCGGCTTTGTGCTGAGGCATCTTGAGCGAGGGAAGGATCTTGTGCAGACTCGCGGGAATGCCAGCGCAGCAAAGTATGCCGCCGCCGTCATTGTCGGCTCGACGATCTCTGCCGCGATCTCGGTTCAACTGAAAGAACTGATCGCGGGCAAGGACGTGCAAGACATGAGCCTTAGCAACACAGACTTCTGGGCGCAGTCGTTGACGACGGGCGGCGGCCTTTCGTTCCTTGCGGACATGATCCTTGCAGGCGTAGACGGCAAAAACGCCTACGGCTCTCCGAACTTCCTGAAGTTCCTCGGCCCCGTTGCTGGCACGGTTCTCGACACGTGGGACGTCGCCAAATCTGCCGTGAATGAGGGGCTGTACGACAAGGAAAACTCAACGGAAGCGAAGGCGCTCAAGCTTGCGCGAGGGCACATGCCTTTTGTGAACCTCTGGTACACGAAGGCTGTCTTTGACCGTGCGGTTTACAACGACCTCATGGACTTCTGTTCTCCTGGATACACGGCGAGGATGGAAGCGTGGGCGATGAAAACGGCGGGCCAGGAATACTGGTGGGGCCTTGATAAGCTCGAGCCCAGCCGCGCCCCGAAGATGGCCGACGGTCCGAACCAGTAGTGCGCGTGTGTTCGCCCAATCATACGAAGATGGCTCCACTAAGGAGCCATTTTCTATGATCGAGTACGTCAAAAGATTAGCTGGGCCGTTCACGTCAGAGGGACAGTCGAGATTGCCTTTCGGCTTTCTCATCTTTGAAAAGACTGACGTGTATGTTGCCACGGCTGATGATCCGGAAGCACAGTCGACGACGCTTGTGTATGGGCAGGATTATTCCGTCGAGATGAATTCGGACCAGACTGCTACGCCTGGTGGCACGGTTGTCTTGACGACGCCGATTGTCAAGGGGAGCATCTTTGTCGTTGGGTCTGCCGTTGCCTACACGCAGAACATGCAGCTGACGAACTACTCTCGGTTCCCGCCTGAGATCATCAATGAGGCAATGGACCGGGTGGTTGTGCAGATCCAGCAGCTCGTAGAGCGCCTTGGTCGCACCTTGTCTGTCCCGCCGACGTCGGATAGTACGCCGGAACAGCTGATCGAGAAGCTGATGGCCGCCCAAGACGACGCCAGACAGTTCGCTGATGCCGCCCAGAAGTCCGCTGAAGAGGCGAAGAAGTCCGAGGAGCAGACGAAGGTCTACGCCGAAGCCGCGACGATCATAGTCCCGTTCAAGGACGAGATCAAGACCGTGGCCGACAACATCGAGCCGGTCAAGACGGTTGGTCAGAACATCGAGTCCGTCAAGTCGGTGGCGTCCATCAAGGACGAGACCGTGGCTGTGGCAGGTGCGCTCGACGACATCGGAACGGCGACTGTTCCCGAGAACTTGGAAGCCTACAAGACCGTCGCTTCGATCAAGGATCAGGTGGTAACCGATGCCGAGATCTCGGCGGAGATCGTCAAGGTTGCGGGCATGAAGGAGCACGTCGTCAACGTCTCCTCGAACATCGAGGACGTGAAGGACGTCTCTGCCAATCTCGACCACATCGGCACCGTCGCTGGCGACATCACCGGCGGCAAGTGCACACCAGTGAAGTTCTCCGCCGGCAGGCTCTCCGACGAGCAGGCACAAGAGTGCACGCCCGAGGGCGGCAACATCAAGACTGTGGCCGAGCACATCGTCTCCGTTGACAAGGTAGCGGGTGCGGTCGACGACGGCACGCTGGAGAAGGCGGCGGGTTCACTTGAGAGCACACTTGAAAACGTGCACCGAGCAGAAGCCGCTCAAGCCGCGGCAGAGTCCGCCAACACGTCCGCACAGTCGGCAAAGACCAGTGCAGCGGGTTCTGCGACGGCCGCAGACTCGAGTGCCACACTGGCAAAGAAGTGGGCGACGCAGACGGGTTCTCCCGTCGAAGGCGATCTCTACAGCTCCAAGCACTACGCCGAGATCGCGTCCGGTGCGGCAGGCTCTTCCGTGGAAGCGCTCGAGGCCGTGGTGAAGGCAGGGCAGGATGCCGTTGCCTCGATCACGCAGGAGGGCTCCTCGCAGAAGTCCGCCGTGGCGGCCGAAGGGACCAAGCAGGTCGGGCTAGTGGCGAGTGCCGGCACGTCAAACGTGTCAAAGGTCGAACAGGCGGGCTCCACGCAAGTCAACGCCGTCAACGCGGCCGGCTCGACCCAGACGGCCAATGCGAAGGCGCAGGCCGATGCGGCGGCGGAGTCCGCGGAGCTTGCTAAGAGTTGGGCTACGAATACCGCCACCACCGTGGACGGGGCCGAGTTTTCCGCGAAATACTACGCAACGCAATCCAGAGTGTGGGCGCGAGAATCGTCCAGCTCTTCAGCTACCTCTACTGAGCAGGCGACACTTGCAAAGGCATGGGCAAGCAAGACGGGGGCGGCTGTTGACGGAGGCCTTTACTCCGCGCTCCACTATGCAACGCACGCAGAGACGCAGGCGGGTAAGGCAGAGACCGCGGCAACCACTGCTACTAACAAGGCGACTGAGGCCGGAACGAAAGCCAGTGAGGCCGCAACATCCGCTCAAGCAGCCGCACAGTCCGCCAAGGTGGCCGCGTTCGCGGTGCGCCTGACGTCGACGAACATGAGCGCCAACGGCACAGCCGCACTCTCCACGCTCACGCCTTCTACCAACTTGAAGGTCGGAGACACGGTGATCGATCCCGATGGCGAGGTCTTCCAGATCGCGTCGCTCGCGGCAAGCACGTTCACGGTCGGCGCAAGGCTCACGAGCATTCAAGGCCCTAAGGGGGCTACGGGTGCCACTGGAGCGCAAGGCGCACAGGGCATCCAAGGCGTGCAAGGCCCGCAGGGCATACAGGGCCCCAAGGGTGATAAAGGCGATCAGGGCCCGAAGGGGGCCACGGGTGCGGCACTCGCGATCAAGGGCTCCTACCCGTCGCTCGAAGAGCTTCAGGAGCAGCACCCCGCGGGCGCACTGGGCGACGCCTACATGGTCGGTACGCACCTCTACTCGTGGAACGGCTCCGCGTGGCAGGACGTCGGCGACATCAAGGGGCCCAAGGGTGACAAGGGCGATCAAGGTGTTCAAGGCGAGAAGGGCGCGACGGGCGCTGCAGGTGCACAAGGACCGAAGGGTGAGACTGGTGCTACCGGACCGACAGGCCCGACGGGAGCTGCAGGCAAGTCCGCCGCGATCACGAGCGCATCCGCCACGGTCGACGCCAACGTTGGGACGCCCGCTGTGACGGTCACGCTGGGGGGTACAGAGCTCGCCCGCACGTTCGCCTTCGCCTTCAAGAACCTCAAGGGCGCACAAGGCGTTCAGGGCATCCAAGGGCCACAAGGCGTGCAGGGTCCGACAGGGCCTGCGGGCACGACGACATGGGCGGGCATCAACGACAAGCCCTCCTACTTCAAGACATCCGGCATTTCCATGGGGAGACTTCCGTAATGGCATACACACCTTTTGGGATCAACTACGACACGTCGGCGAAGATCAGCGCCTACGGCGGCGATGCGGAGACGCCCGCTCAGCCGATTTGGGCGGAGGACACGAACCAGCTGTGGATCGTCCACGGCACCGGCGGCAAGTACCGCGTGGCGATGGCTTCGGAGCTCGCCAACTACCTGACGACGGCCACGGCTTCGGCCACGTATTTGTCGAAGACGGATGCGGGGAAAACCTATCTGACGCAGGCCAACGCTTCGCAGACATACCTCACGCAAGCGGCGGCAGGGCAAACGTACTTGTCGAAAGACGACGCCGCTTCCACGTACCTCGGCATCAATGCAAAAGCGAAGACGGCCGGTACGGCGGATACGGCAGTCACGGCTAGCAAGCTGGGGACGGCCAACCTAGGGGGCGCAAACCAAACGGTCTACCTAGCGGCGGGTGTCGCTAAGGCAGGCAACAGTTTTGTCCCAACCACGGGCGGCAGCTATACAGGCACCGTGTTCGCCCCGGTTTTTCAGATCTCATCCGACCTAAGGATCAAACGAGGGATTGTCCCCATCGAGGGCGCCTTGGACAAGGTGTTGGCACTGGGGGGATACACGTATCTCCTCAAGGGGTTCGATAAACGACAAGCCGGCGTTATCGCTCAGGAGGTCGAAAAGGTGCTCCCGGAAGCCGTAACGGAAAACGCCGAAGGGATCAAGACGGTGAATTATGCTGCCCTTGTTGCCCTGCTGATCGCGGCCGTTAAGGAACTTAAAAACTAATCAATCCATTAAGGAGAACTTAATATGCAGAAATTCAATCGCTTTTCCATCCAGATTCTCGGCACGGTAGACGCGACCTCGACCGAGGAACTGCTCGCGCACATCAACAGCGCTCTCGCCAGTGTGCCTAAGTTCAACATTAAGGCCGTCTCCCACGACAAGTGGACGGATGGCTATACCGGTGCTGACCGCCTGTTCGACGAAGAAGGCAAGGAAATCATCGAACAGCCGCAAACGGATCCGCAACCCGACCCTTCCGAAGAGGTCGAAGTCATTGTGACGGGCGCATGACCATGAAAAACGCGAAAGTGTTGGCGGCCAACTGGTTGCCGCTATACGATACGGATCTAGACCCTTTTTCCGTGGTTACGAAGGCGTTTAGTGGGAAATTTGTTAGAGATCGCTTCGGTATGCTCAATAAGTATTCTCCGTATAGGATCAGTGAGCAGACGGACGAGATCCCAACGCCTTTCGAGCGCTCGGTGCCGTTTTCGGATCTAATGGACCAGACAGCCGTGGAGCTCATCAACCGCGCGCATAGTGGGGATATTGTTGTCTGCTGGTCTGGGGGCATCGACTCAACAGGGGTGGTTGTCGCGCTACTCAAGCACCTAGACGATAAGGCCCGCCTAAAGGTTCTTTGCGCCCCATCGGCGTTGGAAGAATACCCTCTGTTTTATAACGATTTTCTGATAAAGCAAGGCATCAACGTAAAAGTTACTAACGCTATCGTCGAAACCCTCGACACAATGGACTGCAGAGTCATTACTTCGGGATGGTGCTCCGATCAACTTTTCGGGTCTGATACGCACCTGCACATCCCGTACGCCTACAACCTCCCTTGGGTTGAGGGAGTCGCTGAGCTTTTCGCGCGCAGAACAAACGGGCGGGCCAAGTTGTCGGCCGCCAGTCTCGAGGTGATAGAAGCCATCTATATGGACTATGCTAATAAGTTAGGCGTGACCCTTGAACAATACTGCGAATTTGCGTGGCTGTTCAACTTCGGTTGTAAATTTACTTTCGTAAAGGAGCTCATGCGCCTAAAAATGCCGCTGTCAGAAAATCGCGACAGGTGCGTACCATTCTATTCGGGGTTTGGCTTCCAACGGTGGAGCGTAGGGAACTATGAAAATCTTAGGACGAGCAATGGCTATGTACACCCAGAACGTTTAAAACTCCCAATTAAACAATATATTGCAGAATACACCAACGATTCGAACTACCTTTATGCTAAGGGAAAAAGAAACTCCTATGGCATGGTTAGTGAGACGCCCATTGATTTCATTAGCGTGCTAACTGACGAAGGCTTTAAAATTGCAAGACTTTCTGCGGGTTGCAATAAGTGCGGGGCAAAATTGAGTCGCGCCGTCGGCGCGCAAATGAGGAGGGATGGGGTATGACATGCAATTTTAGAAACGCCGCCGGTACTGATTTGGATGATGTTTTTTACGTCATTAATTCAAACGCCGGCGCAATAGGTTTTAAATGCGCAAATGGGCAAGATCTTGGTAACAGATACCCCGCAGGAAGTCTTGGAACGAATGTGGGGTATAAAAGCAGTGCGGGCACTGATATTGGCTACTTAAGAACGAGGATTGTCGCACCCTCTTGTGCTATTGGGATAAGGCAGACTAACAGATGGAAAGGCTATTCAACGGAAGACGGGCCGGGCACGGACTATCCAGATTACAAAATTGAGAAAGAGAAAAGGGTTATAAGAGCGGAAGTAACCGTATCAAACGGCATGCCTATTAGTGGAGTCGACTGGTATTTAGAGTATCGTAGCGATCTGAGTTCCGCTCATTGGAGGGTTAAAGCGAATACAGCAAACATGAACGATTTGCCTTCGAATTTTGATCTTGAAATTAGCTCCACGGGGCTAAATTTCGTTAGATCTAGTAAGCTGCATAGCTCAAGCACTTTATATTGCGATTTTACGTTTTACGGACAGTCTCGCAGTATGTATTCGCAGCATTGTTATGTGTGGGCAAAGGCAGTTGCCTACGTATACAACGCTGCCGGAGGTGCTTGGGTTACGTCCGAGCAAATGCAAGTGCTGAATTATCGTGCTTAGCTGGCCCACTGCAGGGTATAAATTGCCCTTATCTATAGCCGCATCATGGGCTTGGGGAACCTCTCTCATAGTAGGAATGCAAATTGCGCAAGAGAAGGGGCTGACAGCTTGGTCGATATGGGCCGCGGCCAACTGCCTGACGCTCGTTCTATTCGGCGTTCTTACACGCAGCGGGTTTCTTTCTCGCCGCGTTTTTGAACTGAAGTCGATCAAGACCTGCGCGATTCTGATCCAACTTTTCTGCCTAGTCATCCAGCTCAACATCCTGAACGCAATCGCGATTGACATGGGCGCAACACCAGTGGGCGCATATACCTTCGCAACAGCCGTGGGCGTGATTTTCACGGTATGGATGTACTGGCGAGGGCTCGACATGTCGATCCTAACGGACGCGTATCAGGCGGCGCTTACCGGTGCGACCCTCGTGGCGATTATCGCCATCGGACTATGGGCAGGCGCTGGCACGATGGAGCACGCGGAGAGCACGACGTCTGACGCCCTGTGGGGCGTGTGGAGCGCGTGCATTCTTTTTGCAGGGCCTATCGGAGACTTACAACACTATCAGAGGGCGGAGAGAGCCGGGAAGGGACACGCCTACACGATCGCCGGCGGTGTTTTCGCAGTTTACATGCTGCTAGTGTTGGCCATGTCGTTCTTCCAGTTCAACTGGATCATGAACGCATTGCTCATCGTGGCCGTTATCTGCGTGACATCGTCGACAATCGACTCCATTGCCGTAGCGCTACACGAGTTGGTGAACAAGGAAGTCGGTACGGCCGTCGGTGTATTCGTTTGCTTCTTTTGGGGCGTATTTGCGCAGATGGGCGTTGTCGAACTGTGGAGCAAAGCGGGTGTTTTCCGGGTAGCCTTTGCCCTAGTAATTCTAGCGACGGCGTTTCGAATGCTAAGAAAACGGTGAACGCTCAAACCCTGTGTGGGCTCAACTATCAAGCCACACTACGAATAAAGAACCTAAAGCAATAGTGGCTCCGATGACGCCAAGCACAGGGTACAAAAACGAATCCTTGCCCGCGACATAATTTGCGGCAATCATGGCGACCCCGACGATAAAAAATATGATGAATTCGGCTAGCATATTCTTGTTCTCGTAACAAAACGTTTCCCGTATCTTACGCTTGACGGCCGCAAGGGCGCAAGCAGCGTCGTGTCGTTCTTGGATTGCCTCTCAAAACTTGACATTACCTTTGCTGGACAGCTCCGATTCCCAGGGATTGTTCGTGTGCGCGTGTGAACGCATGTCTGAACGATACTGATCTTGCGCGAGGGATACAGGCTATTTCAAGCCGACACCTCGCGCATTTTTGTAAGGAGTTCGCTATGGGTGAATTCGCTAGCAAAGGGGTCGCGGGTAGCGGCTTGGGTCTCGGCATTGCCGGCACCGCGTTGGGGTTGCTCAACGCTAATGGAAACGGCTGCGGCCTTCTTGGCGGGCTGTTTGGCGGCGGCAATTGTCAGTCTGCTCAGGCGGGCATGGCGCTTAATGCTCTGGCTGAAAAGGACGCAAAGATCGCGGAGCTGACGGCCATGCGCTACAGCGACAACCAAGATGCGGCCGTCTACAAGCAGACGCTTGCCGACAACAAGGTTCTTCGGGACGAGATGTACGCCTTCATCACGCCGATTGCGCAGGAGTCTGCGTCCAATCGCGAACGCGTGGCAGTGCTCGAAGCGCAGCAGAAGTGCGAACTCGAGAAGGCAGTCCTTCGTGAGCAGATCATGACGCAGAAGATCGACCGCGTAGCGGCCGACTGCGCTTGCGGCATCAACACGTTGAGCGCGTCAGTCGCTTCGCTCAACGCCCGCGTCAACGCCATCACGAAGGAAGTTGTGCCGCTCGGTGCAATCTGCCCGCAGCCGATGCCCCGCTACAACGAGTGGACGTCTCCCGAAGGCGCGACTCAAGTGACGGTTTCGAGTCCGACCCGCACGGCCGCGGCTCAGTAACCAGTAGGAGTGCGTCATGAACGTTGAAGTCTCACAGATACCGACGATTGCCAGTGAATTCATCACCTTGGTGGTCATGCCGAAGGCACCCACGGGGCTCCTGAAGTTTGGCATCGGCTTCGTCTCCCCCTACATCCGCGACGCCGTAGCGGTACGCGTCGAGCAGGCAATGCCGACGCTCAAGATGCTCGGCATCGTGGACGACGGGAAGGTTGATCTTGACCGTGCATCCGCGGCCGCCTACGCTGCGCTCGAAGAAGCCGGCGGCAAGGTGGAGCTTAGCGGCTACATGGTCGACAAGGCGGACATCGACGCACTCCTAGAGATCGCGAAGAAACACGCGGCATAAGGAGACTGCCATGGACCTGAAGGACATGCGCAAGATGCAGGCCGACAGAACCGAAGAGGAGTTGCTTGCGAGAATTGACAAGATTCTCGACAACGCCCGCGACGGACACTACGACTTGACGTCCACCAACATCAAGGATCTCTGCGAAGCGTGGGAGTGCATCAAGCACATACGCACGGTTCTCGCAATGGATCGTTAACCAGGCAGGGGGCGCAGTCGTCCCCCTTTCTTTTCAATCATGCTGACAACCCTGCAGAACCTCATTCCTCAAGGAGCGGAGAGAGTCATGCTGACCGCAGGCGGTGTGCTGGGCGGTGCCTTGTCTTTCGCCTTCGGCGACGTAGGGCCGTTGCTCTGGTGGCTTGTCATCTTCACGGTGACGGACTTCTTCCTTGGCACAGGCATAGCCGTGCTTCAAGGGCAGTGGTCGAGCCATAAGAATTTTCTGGGCATCCTGAAGAAGGCACTGATGTTCGCCATCGTAGCACTCGCCCATGGGCTCGACGAAGTCTTCGCGCCCGTCATCCACTTTCAGATTTTTCAAAGCATCACCATCTGCGCCTACGCGGCGGGTGAGTTCGGCTCCATCATCGATACCTTGGAGCGCGGAGGCTTGGGCGGTGCGGTTCCGCCCGTGCTCCGTCGGCTTGTCAAAACCCTCAACGAACGCATTGAAGCGCACGCCGAAGAAGAAATGGCGAAGCGCGGGTTAACCGTGGAAAAGGAGAAAGACAATGAGTGAAACGAGAGCCCTTACGGCTTGGCCGGTCGAGTTGGCCGCAGACTTCATTGAACAATGGGAAGGCTTCCGCGAGACGGCGTACCTATGCCCCGCGGGCGTGCTCACCATCGGCTTCGGCCACACCGGTCCCGACGTGAAGAAGGGGCAAGTCTTGACGTACAAGGAAGCCTACAACACGCTCATTGATGACCTCAAGCGCTGCGCCTCGGGCCTTGCCGTCTGGGTCAACGTCTACCTAACCGAAGGCCAGTACGTAGCGCTTATGAGCCTTGCGTACAACCTCGGCGTGGACGGCGTCGTCCACAAGTGCCCGAAGCTGATGCGAGCGGTCAACGCAGGCAACGCGGAAGAAGCCGCCCGCCAGTTCCTCGACGTGAACAAGGTTAACGGCAAAGAGCTTCCCGGCTTGACCAGGCGTCGTCGCGCTGAGGCAAAACTTTTTCTTGGAGAGGAATGATGGGTTGGAAGAAACGATTGATCAAGGAACGAGATGAGTTGCAGAGCCGTCTCGATCGACTGTCAGTTTTCATCGTTGGGTTCAGCTTCGCCAAACTGGATCAGCGCACGAAGTCCTTGCTTCGGATTCAGCATGGACTGATGCAGGACTATCTCGCAGTTCTGAACATGAGAATTGAGCGACTGGGGCATGAGTGACACTCACGTGTGACACAATCTGATTTTTTGGATAGGAGGTCACAGTGGAATCGTTCATAACCAAAGTCTTTATAGATTTGTTAGGAAAGATAGGTATGAAAAACAATCGTATCTCTGACACCGAATTTCGTAAATATGCGATTGCCTTAGCTTTTGTTTGGGCTCTTGTGTGGGAATGGTTTTGCAGGCGTTGGGTTGAAGTCCATGAATATTTTGGGGCGCAGGTGTTTCCTGATTTTGTTTATGACATTTACTCAGAACAGGAGCTGGCACTTTCACCGTTTGTCAATGGCCTTATTTTCTATGTAGCCTTTCTCGTATTTCTGAAGCTACTTAACTATCCGGAAGAACTTAAAGAAGATGAGGTCCTCGACTGGCGTGTTGGACATCTTAGAAAGTGGAGCTTTAGATTTTTTTGCTTAGGACTCGCGATTACGGCGTATGCGTATCTTGTGTAGCTATGAAGCGAGTTCTTCTTGTTTGCGGCATAGTGGTTTCGTTCGTGTCAGGCTATCGCTATGCCGCGGCGCTCTATGGCGAGGACATTGCGGCCCTGCGGGAGGACTACGCCACTCGAGCGCAGGGCCTTGAGGCTAAGTATCGTGAGAAGGAGAGGGGCTATGCACAGAGTCTCGTTGACGCTTGGGAAGCTCGGGACAAGGCGCTTGCTCGCGTTGATGACCTTGGCGCTGATCTTGAGCGGGTGCGCAAGCAAGCAGCCGATGCTAAGCGTCGACTGTCCGCAGCCGATGCCGGTACCTGCGACGCTGAAAGAGAGCAGCTTGCCCGATGCGCAGGCTTACTCGACAGAGGCACGGAGTTGGTTCGACGAGGTGTCGAGCTTTCTGAGCGGACTGCGATAGACAAAGATGCGGTCGTAAAGATCGTCAGTCAGTGACGAAGTTGTAGACGAACTCAGCCGAAAATTTAGACGAAGGGGTGGCGTCAAAATGGGCCGAAATTGCCTTGTAATCATTCCGCCCCAACGGTTTGAGGATGGCGCCTATAAATACTTCGTTAGACGAACATTTAGACGAAAATGCCCCACTTACCATTGATCGGTAGGTGGGGCGTTTTTTGTGCCTTTGGAAAACGTCACTTCTTCTTCGGCATGATCGTGTCGGCCCACGACTGCATGACGGGACGACGTAGCTCGCATAGGTCGTCACGCTGATACGTTTGCTCTACGGCGTTGCCGGTTGCGTGCATCAAGCATTTCTCAGCAACTACCCTGTCAATGCCGTTTCTTGCCGCCCAGTCTCGGAAGGTCGAACGGAATCCGTGCATAGTCACTTTGCCGTCTGTGAGTCTGCTGACCGTGTGATACGGGTTGTCAATGCGGATTGGTCTATGCGCCCAGTAAGGTGATGGAAAGAGCGGGCCTTTCCGGCTCGGATTGGCGGCAAGCAGCACTTCAATGGCTTGATCGCTCAGGGGAACGCGGTGCGGGAACGGTTTGCGGTCTTTTCTGCGAGCGGGCGGGATGTACCAGATTCTTTCGTCGAGATTGATTTCATCCCAAAAGGCGAGCGAAAATTCCTTGCGGCGCGTTGAGGTCAAGATGCCGAAGAGCGCGGCCAGACGCGAAGGAGGCTCTCCGACCTCACCTGCAAGCAATCGGCTGACAATGTCGATCGTCTCATCAAGCGTAGCGGCAGGGCAATGCCTGGTGGTGTAGATGCGTTGAGGTGATGGCAGCCATGCGTCAAGATTGCCGCGCCATGTAGCCGGATTCTCGTTGTTGTAAAACCCTTCACGCTTTGCATAGGCAAAGACTGTCTCCAAGAACCCACGTGCTTTGACGCCTGTCGGGGTCTGATCCTTCCAGAGTGGATTGAGGATCGAAAGGATGTGAGACGTTTCGACCTCTTTGATCGGCATGTCTCCGATGTGCTGGACGGCGAGGCCGAGGATGCACCGACGCCATTCATTGATGCTGTGCTTGTTCTTGTACTGCTTGACCTCAATGATGATCGGGATGATGCGCTCTGCATATTCTTTGAATGTTGGTTCGTGCTTTGTCTTTACCGGTGCTTTCTTTTCTTCTCTGAAAGCCTTCGGGTCGACTCCCTGTGTGAGGAGGGTGTGGCATTTGAGCGCCTCATCCTTCGCCATTTGAATTTTGATGATTGCCGGATCCCCTAGCGAGAGATCCTTGCGCTTTCCGTCGAATGTGTATCGGAAGACAAACGATCTGCTGAGTCCGTTTCTTCGGACGACGAGGTACAAATTCGGCGCGATCTTATATCGTCCATCGCCTACTGTCAGAATGTTTTTGGCCGTTATGTTCATGGCGTGTCCCACAAAATTGAATCCCCGAGGTGCCGAACGGGCCTTTTGTCCCACAGTTGTCCCACAGGCTGACAGCGTGTAGGCGGTGTGCAGGTGGCGTGACGGTGGCGGGGGTACGGCCATGCTAACACGAAAAACCCCGCTACATAGCGGGTATGTAGCGGGGTAGCGGTTAGCATGTAGCTAGGCTGTAGAGGAGCCGATCAC